GATTTTGTAGTGTTTCTTGTTGTTTGTATTTATAAGGTAGCATCCGCTCAAGGATGCTCCAGACAAAGTGAGATCTGGCACTGCGACCTCGGTCCGAAATGCGGCTGCATCCCATGTCGGAGACGCCAGCAGCACCCCGGAATACAGCTCACGATGCAGACGTGGGTATTCGTCGGTCTCCCGCTGCATCTCGGGATGGACGATCGATCCATCCATGATCGCGAGCGGACACGATCCGTGAACACTCCACTCAATTTGCATGGCAGCCCCGTTCGGAATGACCCTCTGGTCTCCGGACAGGATGATGACGACCTGATCCGCGACCTCGGTAGAGGCCGAGTTGCCCCGAACCAGCCAGCGCGCGCCAGAGGTCCGGTCCACCAGGAATCGCCCCATAACGCTATTCGCGCCGTTGTTCCAGCCCGATGGCTTAGTCAACGTAATTGAGGTTGTTCCTGTACTAGCCGAATATGCGCGGGCCGTCACTACCATGCCACTCAAATGTATGTAATCAGGCTGCTTTATTGCGAAAACAGCATCACATCTATTGCTCGAATTTGCAGACGACAGGCGGACATCCACCCCCCTGAATGTGACGGACGGGGTCAAAAAATTCCCCGCGCGATATCCAGCTAGTGTTGACGGTTCGGCATATTGCGGCGCACCCTCGACGATCGCACAATCCCGTCCGGGGGTAATCTTCGTGCCGCTAAAAAAAGCGCTCGAATAGCCATTGATAACAAGAGCTGGCCCCTTCATTCCGGCTATAAACCCACCTTCGACCTTAAAGTCAAAGGTGTTCGCCAGAATAATGGCCGGCACGGTGTTAACAACAAGAGATCCAAAGGATCCATCAATTTTCCCGCCACGCACATAAATTCCATTTGCGTTTACGGCACAGATTGCCGATGATCGGCAATCCTCAAAACGACAATCATTTATATAGATATTATTTGGCCTAATCGATCCTTCTAACTCGGCATCATAGTAAATCGATAGCGCAGATCCATACGTGAATGGGAGGTCACTGTCTCCAATATTTACGATGGTAAGATTATTGACGTGTATATCCTGCGAATTGATCAGACGAAGGCCTGAAGATTTATTGTCAATCGATCCCGCAGATGTATCTGCGGAAATAAGAACACGATCGATCGAGCAGCGCGCCCCCCCGCGAATGCTGAGCACAGCGCCGCCAGCCCCGGCTGGGCCGACCAGCTTGATGTCCGACACCGAGAACGCGGTGCCATTGATGACACTCCGGGCAGCGCGGATGCAGTCGTCTCCCTCTGGTAGGGGCTGCACGACCCCTTCGATTTTAGGCCCAAAAAAAAGGGTCGTCAGGTCGAGCCCACTACCACGCAGGCGCATTGACCTATTGGCATAGAGCATACCGCTGATCCTGTACGCTCCCGGAGGCACAAGCACCTCGACAAGATCTTCCCCGCCCGGACGAAGCGGTGGGGGTGACGGTGGAATCGCGAGCTGATCCGCCAGAGAGTCAAATGGCCGCGCGGCGTCGAATGCTGCCTGGAAGGCTGTCCTGTTATCATCCAGCGACGGGTCAGCGCCGAAATACCTGACATTGATCGGCGTGCGATCGCGCCGCCGCCACCGGCCCGGTGCGCCCTCCGCCACAGATACCGGGCGGATCGTGTATCCGCCATCGTCCGGTATCAGGGAGCCCGCCTCCCAATAAAAAAGTCCGCCTCCGCCATCTCCGGCCCGCCAATAGCCCTGCACATGCACCGTCGCAGTGCCTGATGTCAATACGTCGAGCTCGGGCGCAACCGCCGCCCGCAGCCCCGCGACATTTTCAATGGCCTGGCCTGCGGCCGTAGCAGGCCAGCCGCTCAAAATCGGATTGCCGGCGCTGTCGTGCGCATAAATTCGCCCCGCCCGCGTCGACGCGTCCGGGAGCAGGCCGGATACGAGATCAGTCTCGGGATATCGGATTGCCGATGCGATTTCTCTGCGATTTTCTTGAGCCCAGATGACCCCGCGGTCGAGGTCCGCATTGATTGCGGCGGCCGTAAAATCGCCGCTCTCGACATATGCGCTCACCCGCTGTATAGCCAGCGCACCGACGATGACGATCAGATCTCCCGCCAGAGCGGGCAGAGCCAGCGTGACTGTGGCCGCCCCGCCGCCACTGCCCGTGACCAGATAATCGATGTCGAGCGTGAGCGTCGTGTCGAGCCCCGCGCGGCGCCGCACGACGCGTATATCGCCAGCCCCGAATATCGGCCATGGTACCGGCATGTCAATCTCGCCGCCGGTCATCGTATACCGCTCGACTCGCCGCGAAGGCGGCACACTCAGGATCTCTGCCATTATAGATCACCCTCCGTCCGGAGATGTCGGCCAGCCGCCGCCGCGCGGGATCACGCGGGACGGGGGCAGCAGGTATTTTTGGTTGTTCTCGCGGGCCAGGCGCCGTTCGTGGCGCTGGAGATAGCCCGGGGACAGCGCCTCTTGCAGGTTGAAGAGGACGAGATAGTCAATTGCCCATCGGGTATAGGCGAGGTTGAGGAGCGGGGTATTCGCGCTCACGAGCCGCAGCGCGGCTGCGGACGGGTCTTCCCCCTCTCTGATCCCGTAGACGATGTTCATGAAGTCGGACGCGGTCGGGAAGAAAGGACCGGCCAGCGTTTCCAGCGCGGTATTGCCGGTGCGGCTGTAGGCGCCGAAAAGGAAGTCGCCATAGATGCCGGCGCCGCCGCCCTGTGCCATGGCGGCCACCCACGTGCCCGGATTGGCCGGGTCGCGCGGCTCGCGGCCGCGGGACATCTCCTTGAGGCTCTGGGCGACATAGCCCAGCAGGATCGAGGCTGTCAGCTGATGGATGACGGCAGCGACCTTCGCCGGCCGCGCCGTCTCGCCATAGAGCGTGCGGCCCCACGACTTATTGAGGACAGCGGCCGGGAACGATTTGAACTGCGTGATCAGCCGCAGCGCCTCGCCCCATTCCGTGCCCGGCAGGGTGCCGCCGGTGAGGATGGCTCGCTCGTCGACACCTGCCTGCAGAACGGCATAGTCGACGCGGTCGGCATACATCGCGTCGAGCTTCAACGCCAGCTCTTCACGCGCGCGGATGCGGCCGTCAGCAAGGGCCTTTTCCAGCCGCTCCGGCGCCCGCTCGATGCGGTCCAGTCGCTCGACCAGCGCGTCACGCACCCCGTCGATAGCCTGCGCCGCCGCATCCTGCGCAGCCTCGCCGCGCGCGCGTTTCGATTTCAGCGCGGCCAGCTGGCGGGCGAATTTCTCCCCGATCTGCCGTTCGGCGCGCGCGAGGGTATTCACCTCGCGCGCCATCACCTCCAGGGCCTTCGTGCCGCTGATCCGCTCGTCCCGAAGGCGGACGATATCTCGCCCCAGGGTCGCCGTGGTCTGCTGGTGGCGCCGCATTGCATCAAGCGTCGCCCGGATTTCCAGGGTCTCCGCGTCGCGTTCATTGGGCAGGATCTTGCTCAAGATCCCGTCCAGCCGATCGATGCGCTGCATCAGCTTATCGGCCTGCCCGACATCGACCGACAGCCGGTCGAGATGCGCATCAATCGTCCGCTGCACCTCTGCCGCCCTCAGCTCGTCGAGGGCGTCATCCCCGATCTGCCGCGCCCGTTCCGGCGTGAGGAACACGCGCCCTTCCTCGTCCGTGGTCCAGGGCAGGCGACGCAGCGCCTCCCATTCCGCCGGCGTGATGCCGGCGCCCGTCAGAAGCCGGCGGCTTTCGGGCTTCAAGGTGCCCCACGCTCGATCCTGCTGTTTTCCCAACTGATGGGCCATCAGCTGTACGGCGCCGGTGCGCTGCGCATCGGTCCAGTAGGAAATCCCCGTCAGCTCGAAAAACAGGTTTTCCCAGCGCGACAGCTTCCCCAACACCGACGGATCGTCGGCGTCATACCGGGCGTGCAGCGCGGAAATCATGCCCTCGACGCCAAGGCCAAGTTCTGCGGCCAGCTCGGGGTTCTGGCCCCGGCGGCCGCGCACGGTCGAGAGGACGCCATCGCTATACGCCTGGAGCAATGGCACCCCCTGGTACCGCAACTCTGACGCCTTGCCGGCCAGGTCGGTGACCGCAGAAATGACAATCCCGCCCAGCTTCGCCGTCCGCTGCTGCATGCGGATCAGCTGGCCGACGCGCGCGAGGGTCCGATTGACCGGCTGCTGCGCTGTCCCGTCCAGGACGTCGAACCGGCGGGTCAGCGCCACTTCGCGCGATTTATTGTGGTCCATCCGCCTGGTCGCGCGGATGTATTCAAGATCGGCCTGGAAGCCATAGCGGGGGTTCGTCCCGAACACCTCCATCAGCGCCGCATTCCGGCTCCCGCTGTCCAGCTCGCCCAGCCAGGCCGCGATCAGATTTTCGGCGCCGAATTTCTGCTGATAGTCAAACCAGCCATCCGCATCGCGCCAGTGCAGCACCCGTTCATGCGACAGCCGCTTGGCCAGATTGCCCGGCCCTTTGAAGGCGGGCGTCTTGTCGAAGCCCTGCCATTCCTGCGTCAGGTGCACGCCGCTCACCAGGGCTTCCCAGGCCGATCGGAGGAAGCTGTCCCGATCGGTCACGCCCTCGAAGGTCCGATCGTCCAGCCGCGGCAGGATGTAATCCCGCCAGCTCTCGAAGCCGGCGCGTCTGATCCGATCCGGATCGTGAGCCGTCCGCGCAATCCGGCCCTCATACTGGCCGATCCAGGCGCCGGCGCGATTCTGGATCTCACGCGCCCGATCGAGGTATTTCACCCCGATCTCTGCAATCTGGCCGGCGCTCTTGTTCTTCGTGATTCCGGTCTTTCCACCCTCGCGATTCAATTCGAAAACCTCGCGGGCGACCAGCCGCCCGAATTCAGGGCTCGCCAGCTCCTTAGAGCTGACACCGGTCTGCCGGATCTCCGTCGCCATACCCCGCAGCAGCGTGGTCCGCAGCCCTTTCGCCCGGGCCTCGACGCTATAGCGATGCCCCGCGAACGGGGTATTCACCCCCGTCAGCAGGGCTTTGAGCCCCATATAGGCCCCCGGCGTGTCGCCCACCTTCGGCGCGGTATCGATCAGCCCCCGCCGCGCCGCCTGGCGCTGAAGGTCGAGCCGTTTGTTCCGCGCCTCGACAGCCGCCGCCGCCCGGGCCTGCGCCGCCAGCTCTTCCGCCGCCACCCGGCGCAGCTCGGCATCCGCCAGATCGGCGCGGGTCGCCCGGATGCTGTCGGCCCGGGCCTGAATGCGGTCCATCAGGTCCAGCGCTTCCGCCGGCGTGACCTCGCGGCCCATCGCCGCCCCGATATCCGCCGCGCATTGCTCGAAGCTCATGCCGACCGCCTCCCCATGCAGAAGGCCGCGGCAGCCCAGCCCGAGGCCTCCGCGTCCGCCTCGGCATCGAGCACGGCGATTTCGGCCCGTGCCGCCTGCACCTCGTCGGCCGACAGCGCGCCGACCCGGACGGCCTCGTCCAGCTCGGCATCAAGGGCCGGATCGTCGGCCGGCATCTCAATCCCCGCCTCGCTGCGGCGCGGCAGCGGGTCATCGGCCGGCGCCAGGCGTTCCGCCGCCTCGATCGCCGCCCGGTCCTCGATCTCGCCCGCCTGCGCGACCCGGCGGATACCGGCCAGGATCTCGTCCGCCGTCGCCGGCGCCGCGCCGAACATGTCGGGCACGGGAGACGTTTTGACGGCGGCATCCACATAGGCGCGCAGATGGCGGGTGATCGCCTCGCCCGATCGGGTGGTCACGGTCCCGTCCGGCCGCTCGACCAGCATCCCGGCCAGGAACGCCGACGTCGCCGGCGTCGGCGGGTCAAAGGCGTCGTACTGGTCCATCACCTCGGCCAGCGGCCGGCCGGCGGCCCGCTGGTCGCGGATCATCCGCACGGCCCGCACCAGGTCCGTGGTGGCATCGGCGCCGGCCGATATCTGCCCGGATGCCGCTTCCGCCCGCATCCGCGCCCAGGCGGGCGCCACCGCTTCCAGCGCATTTCCCAGCGCGCGGCTGGAGGGGTCCGCCGCCTCTGTGATCCGGGCCACCAGATCCGCATCGCCGAAGGCACGCGCCAGCAGTCCGGCCTTGATCCGCCGCAGACCGTCGGCCGACAGATCGCCCGTCGCCGTCGCCAGCCGGCCGCGCTCCGATTGCGGCAGCGCCTCCAGATAGGCGCGCACGAAGCGGGCATTCGCGGCCGCGTCCAGCTCCGCGGCCTCGTCCAGATAGGCAAGGGCGCGGTCGATCGCCCCGGCATCGGCCATGGCCCGCTCGGTCGCCGACAGCTCCAGCGTCCCCGACGACTGCGCCGCGACCGTGAAGCGCCGGCGGTCCTCGGGCGTCAGCTCAGAGACCCGGCGCCGCACCAGCACGGGCGCCGTCATGCCCTCGATCTGGTAGCCCTCCCGGGCCAGGAAGGCGCGATAGTCGGCGTCCAGGCCGCGGGCATAGGCCTCGCGGATGGCGAGCACCCGGCCATTGCCGCTTTCCACGACACCTTCGGCCGACACGACCGGCGCACCGGTCGCGGCATCGGCCGACGCGCCGAGGCGCGCCGGCTGAAGGTCGGCCGCCATCGCCGATATCTGCTCGCGGCTGGCCATGCGGTCGCGCTGGCGCGGCTGAAGCTCGGCCGGGAAGGCCGGATTGATCGTGCCGTCAGCCAGATTGCTGGTGACCAGGCTGTCGGCTTCCACCACCTCGTATCGCGTCTGTATCCGGCGCTGCTCGCTGTCATAGACCTCCTGGATGCTCGACCGGCGCACCGGCCGCCGGGGCGGCATCGCCGCCCGCACCGCCGCGCCGATCTCCGGCGGCACCGGCCGGCCTTCGGCGACGGCGCCCACCGCCGCCGACATCAGCCCCTCATGCACATCCGCCCGGCCGGATTGCGTCAGGCTGTCGACGGCTTCGGTCGCGGGCGACCGGTAGCGGCCCAGGGCGACATCACCCGCGAAGCCGGCGCCGGCATGCAGGCCGCCGCCCATCACACCGCCGAAGGCGACGTTGAGGATGCTATCGGCCAGCCCGTAATCGGCCCGCTCTTCGGCCGTCATGCCCAGGATGGCCGGCTCCAGCACCGCCGCACCGGCCGCGCCCTCGATGGCGCCCAGCCGCGCCCGGACCAGCGCCCGGCCGGCCGCACTGCCGGCGCCTTCCAAGGCCGTGGCATAGCGCGCCTGGCCCACGAAGGGAATGAAGCTCGCCGCGATCCCGATCGGGTCCAGCAGCGATCGCCACAGCCCGACGCCCAGGGCTTGTGTGCCTTCCCAGATGTCGCCCTGGGCACGGGCCAGCACGGATTGGCGATTGATTTCGGCCTGCTTCAAGTCGCGCAGCTCCCGCGCGATCCCCTCGGCGACCGGCTCCGTCCACGACAGCTGTCCCTCGATCCCATAGAGGCTATTCGCCTCTTCGGGATCGAGGGTGCGGCCCTGGTCTTCCAGCCGCCGGGACAGCCAGCGCCAGGTCAGCGGCGTGATATTGGTCGCCGACGTCTCTTCGGCCGTGGCGTCCAGCACGGCCGATGTCGAGGCGGGCAGGGTGGCGTAGCCAAGCGCCTGCAGGCGCCTGTTCGGGGCGATGGGCTGCGTATAGATGCCCAAGCCAGTCATCGCCCGGTCTCCTGCTTATACAGCCGCACATCGGGATGCCGCCGCGCCCAGGTCTTCAGGCCGGCCGGATCGTCCCGATACCGCTGGAGCACATCGAAAATCCGCGGCTCGAAATTGCTGGGATTGGCCGGGTCGAAGGTGTCGGGGTCGGCGATCAGCTCGTCAATCCGATCGGGGGACAGCATGTTCACGAAGGGCTGCCCCTCCGCGAAATACCAGCTGTCGACCTCGCGGCCCGCGCTGTCGAGCTGCACGAATAGCCGGCGGGGTGTGCCTGCGCTGTCATTGCCTTTGGTCCGCTGCTCCGTCTCTTCGCCCCAATAGCCACTCATTCCCGGATAGAGGGTCACGATTTTCGGCCGATCGCCGACCAGCATCTGGCGCGCCTGCTCGTCGGTCACCCGCATTTGCCGGGCACGGCCTTCAAGGTCGGGCGGATCCGGCCAGGCTGGCGCACTCGGCACGTCCCCGAACGACAACTGCATGATACTGCCGTCAGCCAGGCGCACCGGCTGGCCGCGCGCGTCCAGCCGCACCCAGCCATCGGAGGTGTCATTGATCACCCACCGTCCTGCCCGGGCCGCGTCCAGTGCCGCCGCGCGCCGGGTGGCTTCATCGGCCGGCAGGGCGCCAGGGCTCGGGCCCGGGTCCGCCACATCCGCCGGCGTGAGCGCAGTCACCAGCTGGCTGCCATAGGCTTCCGTCCGCCCGCCCCAGCCGCGCGGTGCCAGCGCCGTGGCCGCCCCCTGGCGGACGATGTCCATCCGGCTGGTCAGCGCTTCCACGGCGCCGCTGGCCGCCGCATCCGGCGCCGCGCCGCCCTGCATCCGCCGCAGCGCCAGGCGCAGCGCGGCCGCCTCCATTTCCGCCGCCCGCTGCGGGCCGTCGGGTGCGTGCGCCAGCGCCTGATCGATCGGCGCCATTTGTGATCGCACACTTTCCTTCACCGTCTTCAGATCGCCGGCGGTCGGCGCCAGCCGTTCCAGATCGCGCATGGGGGTGTCCAGCACCCCGCCCAGCTCCGCCCGGGCCACCGGCTCGTCGACCATGGCGAGGACGCGATATTCCGCCGGCAGCCCGGCCGCGGCCAGCTGGCCCATGACGCGCGGCCAGTCGGTGCCGTATTCGCCTTCCAGGGCCTGGATGGCATCGGCGCGGCCCTCGCCGCGCGCCGTGCTCAGGCGTCCCACGATTTCCGCCGCCTGCGCCTTGGTCAACAGGCGCTCTTGACCGGCCGGGATGCCGAGGCGCCGCTGCCATTCCATCAGCTCGTCGCCGGCCACGGGGCCGACAGTGCGCACGACATAGCCGGCCGGGTCCGCCTGGATCGCCTCGGCCTGGTCCTTCAGGGCCGCGACCACCCGGCCATAAACATCGGCATCGGCCGCATAGCTGCCGGCGCCGCCCTTGGGCGCGATCGCCGCCGCGATCGCGGCGCGGTCTTCGGGGGATGCGGTCTTGCCGGCGGTCACCGCCCGATACTGGCGCTCTGCCGCCGCCACGGCCTGGCGATACGCCGCCGCCGGCGCCGCGCCCAGAATGCTGCGCACCGTCTCGGGCGTCACCCCGTCCACGCCCTGGCCGGTCGTGGTCCGGCTCTCCAGATCAGAGGCCACCAGCCCGCGAAAGGCCTCTTCCTGCGGCGCCAGACGCTGCGCCGCCCGGGCGGCTGCCGAGGCATCATCGGCATAGGTCGCAGCGCCTGGCTTCGGCTTGATGCCTTCCAGAAGCGCGGCCAGCTCGTCGGGCGTCGCCGTCGCCGCCTGTGTGACGACGTCGTGCACCCGGCGCGAGCGCGCTTCTGCCGCCGCCAGATCCGCAGCGGCCGCCGGCCCCAGAACGGCCGCGACCGTCGCCGGCGTCACGCCGTCGACACCAACGCCGGTCGCCTCCAGGCTGGCCAGATGGCTGGCGATCCGGTCGCGCAGGATGGCCTTGCCCACGGCTGCGCCGGCATCGACCTTCGCCCGATCGGCTTCCATGCGTCGTGTCAGCTGGTCGATCTGCTCTTCGGTCAGCCCGGAGCCCTTCGGTCCAAGCTCGCGTTTCCGCCAGCTGTCGATCCGGCCTTGCGTCTTCGGCCCGGTTTCCCACCAGCCCATCACCGCGTTTTCGCGGACCTCGGCGTCATAGGCGTTCACCCGCTCCTGGATCGCGGCCAGGGTGAGCGCGCCGGCGCGGGTCGGGTCGGCCGGATACTCGACACCGCCGAACACAAATGCCGATTTCGGGCCAAGCGCAATCAAATCGGCTTCGAGCGCCGTCATGGCCCCTTCCAGGGCCACATTCGCATCGGCATCGCCCGCGGCAGCCTCGCGCGCCAGGCGCTGCACCAGCGACAGGCGCTTGGGCTCTGCAGACGTCCAGGTCGCTATCCGCTCGTCCGCGACCCGGGCGTCAGCCTGGCGCCGGGCGGCATTCAGATAGGGGCGGACGAGTGCCCCGAACGAGGCGCTGAAAATCGCCCGCCCTTCCTGGGACGGGATGCCTGCCGCCGCCCCTTTGGCCCAGGCCTCCGCGGCCGCGGCCAGGTTCTGCGGCGCGGCCTCATGTTCCTGCGCCAGGCGGTCGAGGGTGTCCAGCGCGTCGGCTTCCAGCCGGCGGGAATAGGTCTCCAGCGCCGCCCGGTTATAGGCAGCCCCGCGGATCGTCTCCGGGTCCATCTCGGCATACTGGCCGGCCGCGCCGGCGGCGGCACCCGCTGCGGCGCCCTGGCGCGCCGCGCTCTGTGCCTCGCGTTCCAGGCGCCGGCCCAGGAAGACGTCAAGGCGCTCCGACAGCGTGCCCAGGCCGCGGGCCACCCCATCGCTCTGGAGCGTCTGCACCGGCCCGGTCGGGCGGATGCCGAGCGGCTGATAATCGGGGATCAGCGGTCCCGGGCGCCGCGCCATCAGCCGATCGCCAATCGGCGGTCGACGAAATCAAACAGGCTGCCGCCGGCACGGGCCGCGCCGCCAATCACGGCGCCGGTCGCATCGGCCCTGAGCGCACGTGCATTCATCCGGCGGGTGCCGGATGCGATGATGGTGTTGTCGCGGTTCACCCTCAATTCGCGGTCGGCATCCGCCGCCGCGCCCATCTGCGCGGTCTGGATCGAGCCGGCATTCAGATCGGCGCCGGCTGCGCCGGCGGCGGCAGTGCCCGCAGCCAGAGAGGCGATCAGACGACGGCGGGTTTCATTCTCCGCTTCTCGCCCCCTGATAAGCTCTTGCTGCGCATTGAAATTTTCCATCTTGGCTTGACTCCGGAGTGCGGAGGCCTGGCCAAGGGCCGACGCGAAGCCAAGACCGGCCGAGGCCAGAGACAGGCCGCCGGTGATCAGCCCGGCCGTGGTGACGGCGCCGCCGGCGCCGAACAGCCCCGCCGTGGCCGCCGTCGCGGCCGTCGTCGCGGTCGCGGCAGTGCCCGCCGATCCGACGGCAAGCGCGGTCAGGGTCTCGACCATCAGATTTGCACCTCCGCCACCAGCCCGATCACCTCGAAAGGCCCCGGCGCCGTCTGGGTGATCGTCACCAGGGTCTGCCGATCCCAGCCGCTGAAGCCGTCGACCAGGATGTCACCGGTCAGCACCGGGGGCGCGCGATCGAGCGGCGAGCCGGCGCCGATGCCGAAGCGCCGCGCCTTCACCGGCTCGCCGGCGACGGTGACGTTTTGGATCTCGACGGTCCGCAGCATCACGCGGACCAGGCGCGACAGGCGCCCCATGGCGGGGCCGTCCGGCAGGCTGGGTTCCAGCGGATGGGTCTGCACCAGCGGGACCGCCCACAGCCCGACCTCGACCCGATCGGCCGGCCGGGCCAGGGTGACCGCGCCGCCGGCCACCACCTGCGACGGCTGAAGGCTGCCATCGGCGATGATCAGCACCGTGGCGCCCTCCAGCCAGTCCAGCCCGGTCACGCTGGTGATCCCGTCACCGGTCGCGACCGCGGCGCCGTCCAGCCTGATGGCCTGGTCCCAGCGCTCGATCAGATAGCGGGTGGTGTCGGCGATCACGCGGCGGATCAGCCAATAGATCGTCCCGTCGACGACGGCGATGTCCAGCACCTGCCCCGCCGGCTCGACCAGCGTCCAGCCGGTGACCTGCTGGTCGCGCAGGGTATTGATCACGGCCACGGTCCCGTCGGCATTGACGCAGAGGACGTAGTCCGTGTCGTCATCCCTCGACGTCTTCCGCACGGCCAGCCGCACCGGGTCGCGGACCAGGTGCTGGGCCAACAGGGACAGCGGGGATGTCGTGTAGGCCTGGGCGACTTCCTGGTAGACGGCCTCGTGGAGGGTCCGGCCGCCGCGCTCGGCGAAGATCCATCCGCGGTCGATTTCGACCGGCTTCGGCGGCTTGCTCGGCGCCAGCCCGCGCCGCGTCTGTTCCGCAAGGGCGAAGGTTTTCGGCGTCAGGGCCGGGCTGCCGCCCCGCAGCGCCATATAGAGCGCGCCCGTGGTCCAGACGAGCAGGTCAGATCCGGAGGCGATCGCCATCACGGCGTTGACCTGGTCGCTGTCGATGGCGGCATCGATGCCCTGATCGTCGAGCGCGTCCCCCAGGTCGAAGTTGAAAAAATCCCCCACGACGCTGCCAAAAATCGACGACGGCCGGCGCGCCATCCGCCCCAGCCACAGCCGGCCCTCGTGGAAGGTCACCGCCCCGGGCCAGCCGCGGGTGGTGCTGATCACCGGCTCTTCCAGGTGCCAGTCGTCGGCCGGGATGGCGTCGGTGTCGGAAAACGCGACCCTGGTCTTGGCCTTGACGCTGATGGCGGATGTGAATTCGATGATCCGCGCGATCCCGCCATTGCCCTTGAATTCCCAGCCATTGACCATCGCGGCGGTGAAGACGGGATCGGTCGCGGTCAGCGTGATCGTATCCTCTTCCGCCGACGGCGTGACCGTACCGGTCGGCGTGACGGCGCCATAATCGTAGGTCGGCAGCCGGCTCATCGGCATGGCGCCGATGGTCCAGTCGGCATGCGTCGCGCCCCGCATCAGCCGCTGCGGCGCCATGCTCTGGTGCACGGCAATCAGGGTGTCGGCCGACTGCGCATAGTCCAGTTCGGCGACCACGGTCGCATCCCAGGGCGTCGCGATATCCGCGACGACGGCATCATCCCGGTAGACCCGCAGCCGATTGGCTGTCAGCACGAGAAGGTAATCCTGCTCGGTATTGAAGGCGAAGGGGATCAGCCGGGCGCCGCCGGCGGCATCATCGAGCGCGTCGACCACCACCCGCCCCGGCGCCGCGCGAAAGCCGCCCTGCGGGAAGGTCACCACATTCCGGGCCATCCTGACGGACCCGTAATATTGCTTCAGATCGATCCGCGCGCCGACCTGAGGCGCCAGTTCGCCTTGGGTGAAATTGACCTGCGCCGTCCGGACACGGGGCATTGCTCACCCCCCGAAACGCGCGGAAATCAGCGGGAAATCGGTGATCACCGCCGGCGGCTGCTGCTGGCTGTCGATCGTCCGGGCCACCCGGGCATAGCCCCCCGTCCGATTTTCGGACGGCGTGCCCCAGGTCTTCCCCTCCCAGAAATCCGCTTTCGTCGTCTGTTCCGTGACCGGGATCGCCAGCATGGCGGTCAGCGCGAAGACGAAAAGCTGCCGCACATGGGCTGGCCACAACGCCTCCGGTATCCGCGCCTGATAATCGGCCCAGACCTGCACCGCCTGGGTGTGCACCTGGTCCCCGTACAGCTCATAATCCGGCGCCGCGGCAAAGAGACTGTCGCTCGACCAGATCCCCCGCAGCACCAGCAGATCGGCCGGCAGGGCATAGGCATAGGACCATTCGGCAATGGGGCGCTCCGCAAGGCGAGGGAGGCGCGCCTTGCGGAGCGTGCTACGCCACGGATACGACGAGAGGACGTCATCCCGTACCGTGCCGTAGAGGGTCGACACGATCGACGCCAGCCCGGTCCCCTCGTCCAGCGCCTGGATCGATCGCGATCCCAGCAGGGCGAGGGCCTGATTAGCCAGACGGACGTCGAGCGCGGCGACGGACATGGGATCAGTCCGTGTCGGTGACGGTCATCGCCGTCGCATCGGTGACGTCGATCACCCGCGTGGCCGCGTTGACGCTGTTCACGATCATGATGCCGGCGGCCGTGACGGCGCCGCCGGTAATCGTGGTGACGAAAATCCAGTCGCCCAGGTTGAACAGCCCGAAAGCGTCGTTGAAATACCCGCTGGCGCGCACGGTGGCCAGGGGGTCTTCAGACACGTAGGAATGTACCATGGGGCCGCCTTTCACGACGGCCCCCGATGCCATGTAGGTCGATGCGGACTGGCCGCCGATCGCGTTCAAGCGCTTCAGGGAAAAGGCCATGGTCTCGGTTCCTCTCAGGCCACGGGCGGTGCGGTTTCGGTGTGCTCCATGCGGATCACACCCAGCGGATCGATGACCACGGCCCCGACCTTGAGCATGCCCTGCACCAGGTACGCACCCTTCTCGGCGACCCAGTCGACCATGGTCCGGCCCTCGAAGCGCCAGGCCATGCCGATCGCTCCATCAGCGCCGCCATGGAAGGCGAAAGACGTGCAGACGTTGCCCACGCGCGGCAGACCACCCTCCGGGCGCCGGCCGATCGTCTTGAAGCGGAAGCCCAGGAAATAATCGACCTTGCCGTCGACCAGGGCCTTGGCGTTGGCGTAATCCGCCGACGTCACCTCGACCTGCCCCAGCAGACTTTCGATCGCCATCGCGTGCGTGAGCATGTACCGGTCCGTCTCCGGCACTTCGAGGTGATCGAAATAGGCCTTCGCTCGGCGCAGCTTGGCGAGATTCAGGCCGGTGCCGGCCCCACCGACATCGGTATCGATCTGCACGCTGGGCTGGCCGGTGACCAGCGCATCGATGCCCACCTGATCTTCGCGGCGCCCCATGGCGCCACCGACCTTCCGGGCGATCTGGGCGCGATCGTCGATATTGGTGTTGTTGATATCAGTGGTCTTGATGTAATCGCCTGCGCGCCATCCCCGAGTGCTGGTCCTCACGACATCCTGACCGCTGTTCGCAGCCTTGATGTCCTGCACCCCGTTATCATCGGGATAGGCGACGATTTCATCGCCCAGGCGAAATTCGACTTCAGTCCCGACCCAATCGGTCTTCAGCCGGGCGGTGGGGCGCAGCACCCCACCCTTGGATCCGTAGGCGGCTTTGACCCGCATATCGTAATCGACCTGGGTCGCCAGCGAGGCAGGAACGGACATATGCACCTCTCGGCGCTGCGATATCGCAGCGTGCGATCATCCATCTTCGACGATCGCGACCGATCGGCCCGGTGCTCGCGGGTCAGTCCTGGCACTGCCAGCTGATAAGCCGCCCTGACGCGGGGTCCTGTCGCTTGGCGGATGCGTGCCGCCCTGTCACGTGACGCATCCGGCGCCAGCGGGTCCGGTCCCAGTAACGGGATAGGCGGACGCACTATTTACACGATCAAGGCGGGTGCATGTCAAGTTGACATGCCCCGCCATCATGAATTCAGGCATTTTGTGGAAAAAAGTTTCCTCGTTTCATCTGATCGTGCCGTTGGCGATCAAACGGTTGATCATCTCCTGCGCCTTCCGCTGCTTCTCCGGGGATGTATCGAAGTCCTTTTCCTTGTACAGGGCTTCGACCTCCGCCATGGATCCGACGCTTGACGACATGCTCATCGGGTCCATCGGGATCGACTTTTCGCCGGCCAGATCTCGCAGTTTCGAGAGCATGCGCACGCCGGCGGCAGTCCCTGCCGCCAGCTGGAATTCCTCCCATTCATCGGCCGTCAGGGCCTCTTTCTGGAAGAGGCCTCTTCCCCACTGCCCAACGGCTTTCACCAGGCCGGCGCCGCCGGTGCCCAGCTTCTGCAGTTCCGCCTTATAGGCGGCCTGTCTCGTTTCCGGGGTCTCCGCCGGCGGCATGGCTTCCGCCAGTGTCGCCAGGACCGGGGCGATCAGGGCATCGAACTGCCCCTGCGAAAGCCCCTGCGCGTGTGCCGCGTCGCGGAAAGCCTTCAACGCCGGATCGTCGGCCGGCACGTCGAGAATCGGCTTTTCACCCAGCTGCGGCAGCTTGTAGGCATCCGCCGTTGCCGGCGGCTTATGATCGCCCTTGCCCAGCTGGCGCCGAAGATCCTGGTGAGACTGCGCCAGCTTTTCCCACTGCGCTTCGCCCTTCGTTGCGTCCCAAAACTGCTCCGGCAGCCACTCCGGCCGCTGCTTTCCAGCGGCATCGGCGGGCTTCCCGGCATCCGCCGCCGGTGCGGCCGCGGTATCCGTCTCCTGATCCACCATGTCAAACAGGCTGGACGGCACTTTCGGCGCCGCATCCTGCCCCGCGGCCGG